GTCCATTCGCCCAGACCCGTTATTTGCACCAAGATAGCATCTTTTTTCTGGTGTTCCGTTGGTGCTTAATGTTGCGTACTGCCCGAATTCCATGGTGTATTTTGTAGTAGGCGTAGCGGCTTGAGTAGCATCAAAGATAATAGCGCCACCTGCGTTAACAACCATACAATCCTTAGTGTTATTAGAAGCGCCAACATCACCCAAAACATTGCCTCTAATTATAAACGATATATCTGTATCAACAATTAATAATCCGTTACCTGTAATTGCAACAACATCAGTTGTTGTGTCACTTGGAGACGTGCCAATTATAGTGTCCTGATCAACCGTAACAGTATGCCCGATAACAGCAGTATCCCCATCCCCTGGCACACCAGTCCCGCCCCATGTTGACGAATCACCCCAATTTCCATCATTTGAACTTATATAATTTGGCATATTAAATTCCTTGAATTATAGTCCTTATCATTTTTTTTCTTGCTTGCCCAATGCCTCGGCAAGCTGGTTTTGCAGGTCAGAAACAGTCTGATTTAAACTTTCAATCGTGTTTTGTGCCCCTAATAACTGAAAGGTTAAATCCCCGATATGTGTTTTAACTGACAGTGATAATGCCTGTGTGCCTTCGTTTGCTATATTTTGTGTGTCCTGGTTTTCCATGATAAAAAGTCCTTTATAATTAAGTTAAAAATTAAAAGACTACAGAATAAAAAGTTCCGCCTGCCCTTCGGTATCTGCGATAAGTTACCTCACCGATTTTGTATAAATAAGAATCGCCTGTACTTGGCAACAGTACAGCATCGGCAGCATTACCGAACCCGTGTGTTGTCAACGTTCTAAGTCCCTTAAATACAAATATTCCGCCGTTTTTTATTGAAACTGTTGTTGCCCCTACGGTTTGATGAATGCTTGTTGCTGCTGTTATGGTTGTAGTGCCACTGGTATTCAGGTTTAATGCAGACGAACCGGTCAAATTTACTGTTGTTCCGGTTTGATTTATTGTTGTTCCGGTAATTGTCAATGATGTTCCGCCTAAAATCTGTAAGGTACTTGACGCAACAAGAGATATATCCTTCCATTTTTTTGAAGATGTGCCGATACTTAAATATTGATTTGCTGTATATTCAGGCATTATATACATGCCTATATTTGTGAACGGTTCAGAACCTATACGTGCGGTAATATTTGAGCCAGTGCCTAAAATTAATTCGCTTGTTTGTCCGCTACCATCCGCCATCAATGTTAAGTGGCCACTATACATATTTATACTGCCATCACAATTAATTTCACCGCCAAAACCAACATTTAACTTGCCCTGACTATTAATATTTATATCACCATTAACAGTCATTCCGGCATTTGAATCAATCAACAACCCAGATTCTTTTTTTATTATCATTGTAGCCGTGGAAAAATCAATTACAAGGTTTTCATCGGCATCCCTTATGGAACCTGTTGTAACAATGCCGCCATCGATAGCAGTCTTTGTGTTATCACCTGTAATCCCTAAAAATTCTGTTGTTCCGTCTGCTTTTATTTTAAAACCTGCTCCGTCATCACTGATAAAGCTTGCAACCGCTTTGCCGCCATGCCGCCCGATATAAAACCCGGTTCCATTATCAGGGCTTGTCATACCTGATCTGATAGCACAATTTTCAAGATGTGCGTTATCTGTACTTGTGCCTATGACAAGACTTCTTAAAATTGTTGCATCATCAGCAAGTAAAATGCCGGTGGCTATGCTTTGAAATGCCGGTACAGCCTCCCAATATGTCGTATTTGTAACGGCTATATTTACATGGGTGCCTTTGCAGGCGTAAAAATTATTATCTGATTTAACAACGTCTCTTTTTACGGACGTTGCATAATACTGCGAAGTGTTCGACCATTCGCCGGTATATGTTAACCCCGGACCGGTGTCACCGGTCGCACCAGGGGCACCCGCGATTTTCTTCCATGAATAAGCAGAAAAAACAGTGCTATCAGCTTGCACGAAATCCACATATGTTCCGATATAATCACCAACATCTTCACCGGTATTCCCTGTAAATGTGGTTCCGTTATCACTGTATTTAATGTGTAAATATGACGTCTGACCATTGCTGCCATTTTCACCTGGAATCCCATGTTCACCGGCAACACCCTGAACGCCCTTTGTAAGCACCCAATTATATGTGCCAGGGATTGCACTATCGGCGGCTGTAAAATCAACATATGTGCCAATATAATCCCCTCCGGACTCGTTCATGTTTGTGCCGGTTTCGTCGTCTGCATATTTTACATGAAAATATGATGTATTTCCGTTTGTGCCGGCAACACCTTGAATGCCCTGATCGCCGTCCTCACCTTGTACACCCTGAAGGCCCGGAACGCCCTGCAAACCTTCTTTCTGAATCGGAACACTCCATACCTCACCGGCAAGCAGCTTGTTGTTATTTCCAAACCATGCAACGGATTCATACAGCAAATCAGCCCCAGTCGGTATTGTTGCCGACCATCCTGCCGGGGAATCACCAGCTGGGGTTTCCGGAAGTGTCGCAGATCGAGTATAAACCGGCTTCAACCAACGGTCAGCCAAAGGCACGATACCAGGACTGTTATCCGTTGCATGCGTAACCACTGCCGGAGAATAATCTGTTAAATCGCCTATTACCTCACTGTAAACGCTACACGTAATACTCAATGAGAGATCAGGTTTAATATTTATACTGTCAACGTAAACATTCTGATAATCTTCATACAGATCATCAGAAATTATAAGCCTGTCTCCCGGCTGCAAATCAAGCAGTGAAAAATTTGATTGAAAGGATACCGATCCTGTTTGTAAATATTTTCTTCGATAATGGATAATCGCAAGTTTCTGGATGATCTGAGAATCAGACATATACGGCAATAATAATTTTTCACTCGAAATATTGCTGTAATCAACACCATTAATTGCAATCGGTATTTCTTCCGGATCACCGGCCTGAATACCGGTATAATATTGAACATAACCGGCATCGTACTCATCATTGTATATCTTAGGAGAAAATGAAAAATCCTTTATATGATCCCGGGTAAGTGTCTTAACTGCAACATCATCCTCAAGAGGAATCAAAAGAACCTTGTCGGTCCTGAGCAATATGCAATTACAGGAAAGCAAAAGCTTACAAAGAACTTTTATCGCCTCTTCACGTGTCGTAAAAGCAATATCAAATGAAACACCCTGTGTGCCCATCAGAGATTTTGACGCGGCAAAAGTTCCGGTAGTATCAATCAGCCCCACTGGCAAACCTAATTTCTGAAGGACACTTGATATAATATCAGCCGGACTTGTCATTAAAGCAGTATCAGATTTTGAGAACTGTGTCGGAAGGTCACAAATCTTTTTAGCTGAAATAAAGGGGGAATTGACGCCTCCGGCACCTAAATCATTCGCAAACACCTGCAGCCCGTTTATTTCAGACTGAGTAAACATATGTTCCGGAGTCAGATATTCAGAACTAAAATCAAAATCCACCGGGCTTGCAGCTTTTTCAATCGAATATGTGCCCGCCATGCCCAAAACATAAAGCCATTCATCATCATATGGTATCGGCCTTAACGGTGCATAAGGAGTGCCAAAGACTTCCGGAATACACGCTTTGTCAGACCCTGAGAATTTTGCAGAAGTCGAGTTGAAACCGCTTAATAGTTCTGTATTCGGAAATTCAGAATTAAACATATATTTCTGGAGAAAATCCTCACATGAAAAATTAAACCGGCCATATGAATAATAACAGGACTTAACATAAAATCCCCATGCGACCTTCTCAACACCATCAATCAACATCCGGATCGTTAAATCTTTCCTAATAAATGAAGGAGCTGAAAAATCTGTTTTTTCACCTGCAATTGAGAATCTTGTTTCATTTGGCGGTATGAGATTATCAGCCGGATTGCATCGGTGTTCTGACACCCCTGAAAATGTCTCTGTAATAATCTTTGACTCATAAATGTTACCACCAAACGAACCAGCATCACCAAACGTCCAGTAATTACCGTTGCACTCAAAAAGCCAGTCCACAGTAACATGAGTGGCATTAATAATTTCCAATAAGCCGACTCTCATGAAAGTCTCCCTATAACCTTTATCCTCAGTGAAACCTCATAATATCCGTTTGGGCGCAATATTTCGTTAAATTCACTCACAAACCGCGCAACATACACAACCTCAGAAACAGGATGTTGCCAGCGAAAACTTTTTACCATGCCGTATGCTTTGGCAGGGTTATAGTATAGATCTGAAAGTATATTTCGAGCACTTTCAGACAACCATTTAAAAGAAAGCGGGATATAATAATCCGGAGTCTGCTTAAGCGTAACCCCCTTTGGATTATCACCGTCAGTCTCAGTAATGACCTGTCGACGTTGACCGGAAGCCTGTATGTCACCCGTGGGATTCATAGTCAGTGTTTCTCCAGCATAGTCCGGGACCAGGATCGGTAAATAATCAAGCATAAGCAACAGCCCTCTTCATAGCTTCTTTCAGTTCCGGGTTTTTGCGGGTTTGATCAGCAATGACATATCCCAGCTCGCGGCCATCCACTGTGACATGTACATGAATCTCTCCGGAGCCGACCTGGTTTGCAGAAATAGCCGCTAAAATCTGTTTGATACCCACTGATTCAAGAAAATTATCATTATATTTATTGTTATATGCAGGTACAGCCCATTCGTGACCGGCTTCACCACCAATCGACGGTCCGGTCATAAGCCCACCTGTGGCAAACGTTGGTAAGTCAGGCAGTGATTCTGATTCTGTAGCCCAAAGTTTAAAAGCGGACATAAAATCAAGCCAGCCCTGCTGAGTTTTCCATTGTCCACCATTGGCAAGATAATCGTTTTCCATCATTTCCCAGGGCATCTTATCGAGCCATGTCAACCACTGGTTAACAGTCGCTTTCGTAGTATCATCAAGAGAAGCCTCTGCATTGCCATACCAATCTACAAGCAATTTCTGATAGTCATTCCAGCCGACTAATTCCTGCTCCAACGCGCCATATGTAAGATTGCCGATTGAACCATCACCAACACCCTGAATCCAGTCAAGACCTTGGAACCCCATTTTAAGCCCAGAAAACCCATATTGTCCGGTGTTCGATCGTGTAATCATATCCGGTGTCGGTATGGCCTTAACATACGCATCCCGCTCCTCACGGTCAGCAATATCCTGAATCGTATCCTGCAGCCCACCCTCACCGGTAATGGCATCAATAATGGCAAGCGTGTTGCCGTCAACAGCTCCGGTATTCATACCCAAAGCAGCCGTAAGTATCTCCATTTCACTCTGAATATCATCATCAAGCTTTAACAGATCGTCCGTGACCGTAGAAATCAGCGTATTATAATCACGCCCGTAAGCAGCCATCTCATCAACATATTCAGAAGCAAAACTCTGAAATTCTGCAATGGCTTCCGTATCGTGAAAACCATCCGCATTGACTTCTCTGGCCTCTTTCAACAGGTCGTCATACCGGGCCTGATATTCAGATGCTGTGGTTGGCATGCCTTCAGAATGATTCAACCCCCAGATCTGAGAGGAAAGGCTTTGAGACGTGCTTTCAAGAGACCGCAACTGGCTCTCCTGAATCTCATACATTTTTTGAAGAACAGCCCATTGTTCCGTTAACAGGTTAAGGCTTTCCTCCTGGTATGAAGCATCATTTCTATCAAGACTCATCAGCTGATCAGACAGGTTACCATACTCTTCAGCCCAATCATTCACGCCCCAGTCCTGACGCTGTTTGCCTTTAACCCAGTCATTAATTTCACCACTCAAACCATCATAAACCGCCCTGGACTGTTTGATTATCTCTTCTGTTTCAAGTTTCCTTAACTTGATAATTTCTTCCATGGGGTAACCGGCATAAGCAGCATTCTTTGCCAGGTCTTTAAATTTCTTATTCATTTCAAAAATCTGAAAGTTCACATCAGAGAGTTCAAGCTGTGCAATCTCGCTCCCCAGCTGATCAGAGAGCTGAGCCCGCATCTGCTTTTTCCGTTCTCTTTCTGCTTTCTCTTCAGCCCGTTTATTCAAAACACTTCCAACTCCGGCAAGAGCCAGCCCGGCAACACCCATTCCGGCAAAGCCGCCAACACTCCACATGCTTTTTGTCATCATCATTCGGGCCATAGCAGCTCCCCAGATAGACTGTAGAGAACTGGTAAAATTTGAAAAATATTCTAATGCAGAACTCAGATCAGTTCGAAGGGCATCAGAGAAAACCCCTCCCATTTGAGACTGAACAGTATTTTTTACATCATCAGTAATACCTTGGATGAATGCTATATTTACTGCTTTGAGTTCCGCTTCGGAAATCTTATAGTTAACACCTGCCGTTTTTGCCTGAGCTTTTAATTGATTAATTTTTTCCGACAGCTGATCAAACTTGGCCCAGCCACGCAGTTTATCATCATATTCCTTCTCTTCAGACTCCTGGCGTTCTTTCTCAATTCGTTGTTTCTCAGCAGACACCCACTCAGCAAGCTTAACAGTATCATACCCGTCTTTAACTCTGGCTTGTCGAGCCTTTTCAATCATTTTAAGCTCATAATCAAACGGATCAGAAATCGCTTTTTCATAATCTTCGTTATACTGTTCTAAACGTTTGGCTTTCTGAGCTGCTTCATACTTATCTACTGACTCAATTAAAATCGCCTCAATAGTTGCCATCTGAGCCTTTGTTAGCGCCTCTTCCTCTTTCCATTTTTCAAGCGAAGCCTTAATCCACTTATCTTTATATGCCTGAGTTGTCTTATCCATATTTGCAAGGACAAAGGCGTCATATTTCATAGTGGCTTTTTCCGCTGCCTCTCTCTTTTGTTCTGCAGCTATTGCTTGCTGTTTCTTCAATGCCTCAAGATCTGCAGCCTTCGTATCGATCTTTGTCGAGCCACTCACGTCAGCACTGTTCGCCTTCCTCGTTTGTTCTTCAATTTGTTCTTCAATTTGTTCTTTAACTGTTTCAAGCTCTTTAACTTTTGCAGTCAGCGCATTATTTAAACCGGACAGACTCTCCGGCTCAAAAATCTTGATAAGCCAATCCCATTTTTCTGCTTTATCGAATTGTTTTTGAAGCCCATCAATCGTCCACTCAAGATCTTCCGCCTCCTGTTTTAATTTCGTCAGAGCAGGATTTTTTTCAAAATCTTCAAGCCATTTATGCAGCCCGGCCGGAGAAACAGGCAAATCGTTTAAATTTACCAACCCCTGAAGAGCAAGGTCAGAAGCTTTTACAATATCATATAGATTTTCTGTTATGCCGGTCTCTTTTACAACTCCCCACACCTTACCCGGAGACGGAATCACTATTGTCGATTTATACGTCGTCTTAATTAATTTTGCCCACGTGCCTGTTTTTTCAATCGTCCTGTCAAGCCAGGTATTCATCGTCTGAAACTGCTTTACTGACTCAACAACAGCCCGACCAAGTGTTGTAATCACCTGAACAGCCTCTTTAAAATCCTCGATATACTCCGGAACCTTCTGCTGGATCAGCTCCCGGTTTGCCTCAAGCCAGATTTTCATTTCTGCATTAAACCCGGCCAGCTGACTTTTCAGTTCATCAAAAATACCGGCTGACATCACCTCTCTTTTGATCTCAACAAAATAACTCTTTGTAACCGTTTTCAGCCCCCGCCAGGTTCCCATCATTTTCTTTGCAGACCCGCCAAAATCCTTTTCCATTCCCGCAAAAATTGTGTTGATAACATCCTTGATATCAATACTTGAATTCTGGATCTCTTCGACCGTCATCCCGTAAGCATCACTCAGATACCCCCTGGCATTGATACCGGCCTCTGCCATGATATTCAAATCCTGAGCCATAATCTTACCCTTGGCAGATGCCTGGCCAAGCTGCAAAGCAAGCCTGTTCAGAACATCTTCACCAAAAATACTGGCAACATCCGTCAATATCTGGAGTTCTTTAATCGCCGGATTAAGCCCCATTGCAGTCATCAACCGAAATGAATCAACAGCCTTTTCAGTGTTCACCGGCATATCAAGAGCCCATTTGTTGAGCTTGTCCAGGGTTTCAGCACCCCGGCCTTTGGTAAGGGTCTCCAGTTGGATCTCCATCGCCTCAAAGGACTCAGCTGTCTTCAGGAAAGACCCCGCAAGCTGAACCAGCTCAGAAAAAATCCGTTGCAAAATCATAAGACCACCGGCAATGCCGGTGATCTTTAACAACAGGTTGAATGACTTTGATAAATTCTGATTGAAATCATTAATCGACTTCCCGGAACGTTTAAAACTCTCCGTTGTCTTCCGCCCGGCCTTATCAGCTTCTTTGCCAAATTGACGAACAGATACAGACCCCTTATCATCAACCCTAAGCTCAATATTTAAAACACCGGCATTGCCAGACATTGTTCCATTCTCCCTAAATCAATCCATTCTTCATATTCAAGATCATTCGCCCCGAAAGGATAGCCGCCCCGGCGCATAAGTCGAAGCCGGAGCAGCTTTTTGGTATAATCAGACAGATCCTCAAGCCTTCTTTTAGGGCAGTTCAGACAGCTCCATTCAAGATTCTCTCCGAACTCTTCAATGCACTTCGCCTCTTCAGTCTCAGTGCAAAGCCCTTTCTTCAGGGCTTCAAGATCCTCATCGATCAGTCCTGGGCGTCACCATCAATTTCAACAGAACCGTCAAAGACCTGAGCTGCCAGAATTTCAACGATATCAATCGCATGTTCTTCAATATGCTTTTTCCACTTCTCATCATAAAATTCACTCTTTGAGTCAGAGGAAATTGTTACAAACTTACCTTTGGTCTTTTCAATTTCAAAATCACCCTCACGAATTCCAGTAAGGATATCCAGGCCGAATTTCTGCCGGGCTTTTACCGACTGAAAATCAATCTTGTTCCGCTTTCTTTTAACGGCCATATTCTGATAGTCTGTCCGCTCTTTTGTTGTTGGCATTCTGTAACTGAGAACAATGTCAGAATTTGAAATATTGTCATGAAGTGTAAGCGTATTTTCCTGTGCTGAAAGTCGCCTTGCCATTGTTGTTGCCTCCTGAATTATTTGCGTTGGTTAATCTTTTACATGGCTAAAAAACTGCCGGTTTAATCAAACTGCATACGTTGCAACTTCGTTCTTGATTTTTGCGATTACAGAACCGTAGGTTGCATGCTCCATCACCGTCAGATCACCGGCTTCAGCCAGTGTTTTTCCGTCAGCCGAAATCGGAGCATTAAGAACGCCCACCATTGGAAAAATGAATTCAACCTGATAATTATTGCCGCCATCAATCGGCCCACCTTCAGCCAGAATCCTGATGCCAAAATATTCATTCTTATCCATCTTGTTCTGAAGCACATAGTCCTTGAATTCTTTATTTAGCTTCAGCGTCTGCTGCCTGCCGTCTCGTTTACACTTGGACGCATACACCCCACCGGCACCAAAACCAAAAACCAGCTGGTGGTTGTTGCTGCAGGAATACTCGATCGACTTAACGTTTTTACTAATGTCGACACCACCCACAAAAGCAGCTCCGTTCCATGCACCACCCAGATTGACCTGAGTTTCAGAAACCCGCAGCGGCGTCTCAGATATCTTTGCAGGAAAGCTGCACCAGGCTTCTTCAGTCGGAACATAAAGAATCTTATAATTAATCTCATCAGTTCCAACACCCGGAGCCGTAATCGTAATCACACCCGGAATCGCATCAGACACAGCAGAATACTCAACCCGCTCCCAGACATCGGCAGCAGTCTCTGCAATGATCGAATGGACATTATCAAGTCGGGCTTCAGCCGTTGCCCCATGAACACCATTGGCAGCAGGAGAAAGAACCACAACATTTTCAGCAGCACTGACACTCTCTTCAATCACGTTGACAGTTGCTTTGCCGGTTCCCTTAAACGTTCCGGAAGCCTTCACCCAGTCATCTTCATTAAAAGAGACCGAAAACGAATCAACAAACATCGAAGCAAGACGCCGTTTCAGAATCGAATCACCATACCGGTAAGCCGCTGTAAAAGACGGGTTTGACCTGTCTTCATCCAACTGACCTGAAATCGGTGTAATCGTGTGCAGATATCCCGCACCCGCTGCAATGGTTACAATAGTGCCAAGACCATAAGCACAAAGAAAAGCAATATGCTGACACTGAGCCTTATCAAAGTTGGCCGAAAGATTTGCAAGCCCGCCCAGGTCATAAATGGCATCAACTTCTTCTTTCCCGTTCTGTTCGTCCTCATTAGACTCACGCCTTGGCTCCAGGTTAAGCACATCAGACGTATTCAAAAGCAAGGTTGTATCCGTTGCCCGCTCTGTGTTGATTGCCGCTTCTGCATTATTTGCCGAAACTGCAAACAGATTATGTTTTGCTCTGTCAGAGTGCATTATTCACCCCCTTTCTTTTTTGTTTTTGGCTTGATTTCAGCCTTTGCCGGGGCCTTTGGTTCAGCCACCTCTTTAAACCGGTTTTCCATCCCTTCCGGAATTTCCGTGTAAACCTTACCCGGCGCAAACTTCCGCCCGGCAAGAGGCCCGTCAACAATTTCAAATGCAGGCCCTTTTTTCAGTTTATATTTTTGCTTTGGCATTATCGTTCAACCTCCATTTCGTATTCATACGTTAAGGTCAGTCTGACCAGGAACCGTCCGTGCTCTTTTTTGGAACCAAAAACAACCGGCTCAGAAAACTCCCTGCAGAATGCATCTTCAATCCCTGGTAACCCCAGCTTGTTCTCATCAAGCACACTGTCGACATCATCACTAAAATCAAGAAGTCCTTTTTCCCGACTGGTGCCGACAATCGCAGCATCCTCTTGCAGCAAAGACATCCAGAGAATCACCTTCACTTCTGCCTTCACATCAAGAACACCACCCATTTTTTCAGACCGGCGTCTCCGTCCAGGAACAATCCCGATCGCATGCTCTTTTGAAAGCTTCGGAATATAGTTCTCAGTCGGGCTGATAAAAATATCTCTGTCCCGGATATAAGAGAGTGTGTCCGATCCTTCCAATGCTGTCTGTACGGCCTGAATTAATGTCTTCATTTACCAACCCTTCATTGACTCACGTGAAAATACTCTTTCCGACCCGGAAAATTCAGGGCGGTCATCATTTGCATTGCCGGCAGGATCATCAACACCCAAACTCACATCACCCTTTGCAACCAATCTCAGAAAATTGATGGAATTCTTGTACTGATCCGTACGATGTTCCGGTGGCCCCATCCGTCTGAGATAGACATGATAAATCGCCATATCGACAGAAAGAGACCTGAGAATTGGTGGCACCGGGTTAAGCGGAACCGGATACCGGCCCCCAAGATAACCGTCAATTTCTGCATCAGCTGAAGCGATGGCCGCATCCACACGGGGCAGAATCACTGCGCCGGTGTCGTCATCATCGGTTGCCGCAATCAATTCAGATTCGTCAATTTTGTCGTCCAGATCTGCCAGTGTGGAATAAGCCATATTGTATTATCCTTTTTTCAGCTTAAGCTTCAGCCTGAATGGCTTCCCATGCCTGGTTTCTTCCTTCAGCCGAAACATCAACGCCCAGAATCGCTTCCATTGCCTTAATGTCCGGAGCTCCGGAACCAATTGTATTGCCGTCAGCAATCGCCTGTTTTGCAGCTTTAACCAACTCAGCAATATCAACAGTCGCTTCAGCACCTGTCTCCGGAGTCTGAGCAGATCCCGCCAGCTCGATTGCTTTTTTCAGCTTTTCAACAAGCAGCACTCTAGGTTCATTCTTCGAGAATGAAGATTTAAGTTGTTCCAGTTCGGCATGAAGCTCTTCTTCAGACATCAGTCCTGGAGCCGTTGGCGGGAGCCCACCCAAACAAACCAGATTCGGTTCAGCCATAAGCAGCTTCTGCTGCTCTGGTGTGAAAAAGTCTTCCGGATACAGGTTCGCACCATGCTGGTGCAAAATCCCACCACGCCTGAAACCATTTTTTTTCGAACAAATTATTTTAATCACGTTACAACCTCCGTTTTAGTTTCATCGTTCCCACGGTCTCCCGTGGGAATGTTTAGCCAGTTATCAGAACAGTATTGATCAACCAGCACCTGTGCTACCTACAGAAAGCTGCCATAGACCGTAACCGCCTGCGGCCCTTGCCTCAGCGCCAAACTTGTACTTTTTCCGCATAAAGACATCATCGCTGTCCATATTCGTCTGAGATACAAACGAAGGCTTTTCACGTTCCTGATAAACAAATGGCTTAACAGCTCGTTTGGTACAGTGAGCCATCCATTGCGTACCGCTCAAAAGCCTGTCATTTACAACTACCTTGATAGTGCCCTTATATGGATTTGGAGAATCATCTTCCAGCTTATCTCCGGTAGCAAGCAGCTTTGCAGTTTCTTCCAGAGCAGATCCGACTTCAAGAATATTCGGCCTTAACCCCAGCGGTCGACCTTCATCGTCCGTGAATCCTGCCATCATATCCTTTGCTGCCCCCCAGCTGGCTTTTGCAGCGGCAACAGATGCAGCAGACAGAGGAACCGTCAGTTTATTGCTGATTGACGCACCGGCAACGACATGATCCGTATCGTAAAAATACTGCCCGTCAAAACACTCTGATTCAAAGGCTTTGTCTTTAAGCTCCGTAACAATTTCATCCGGCAGCTCTTTAGCCGACATGCCTGCATCCTGTGCTTGTATTCCATAAATACCAAGGTCATCATCTTTAATGTCATTTCGGTCAACCTCAACCGTTGCCTCAAAGTCTTCATTCACAATTGTATAGGAAAATGCAGACAGAGCCTTAACAACCTTATCGCCAATCCATTTCCGCATTTTTGGGAAATTTGAAAGCCAGGCATAATCGTTCTGTTTTGTCGTTGACGGAACCAGCATTGCTGTTTCCTTCCACTGACTTTCTGCACCCGCAAAAGCCTTATTAAAAGTTGCCTTCAGGCTTGTAAACAGTCCGTTAATTGCAGTCGCATTAACCAGAATCGCCATCCCGGTAATCCCGCCGATCGGATCAGTAGGCATATCACCCGCCAAATTTGTTATGTCACCAGCCGAAACCGGCCCGGCCAGCAGAAAAAAAACCGCCATCCCAAAAACACCAGCTATCAAAGTCATTATTCGTTTCACGTTACAACCTCCGTTTTAGTTTCGTCGTTCCCACGGTCTCCGTGGTAATGTCTATCCTCTATCAAATCACCGGCTAACCGATCGCAACCCAGACACCATCAGATTCAAGTCCCAACAGCTCACCGGCCACGATGTCATTTGTCGCACCGTTATCTGATACCGTGACACTGTCTTCCACATAACAGTTATCCCCGACATCAGCCTGAAGCAGTGCATTCGTTGCTGAGTTTGCCAGCTTAAAAGCCTTCTTTCTGCGGACATTAATGGTTTTATCGCCTGCAGAACCTCCGGTATTATCAACCGTCTCATCTGCAACACCCACAACCTTAACCCCGGCAGTATCCGCAGCATGCTGTGCAAATCCGGCAACCAGACCAACAATATTCCCAGCCTCAATTTTGACGGCACCCATTTTGTATGGAATCAATTCCCCGTCTTTTTGATGTGTATTTCTTTCAGACATTTCAGCCTCCATTGTTTAAAAGTTAATCGTTCCCACGGTCTCCGTGGTAATGCCTACCCGCCAGACAAACGAATGCCTATTCGTCGCCGCCGTATGTCTTTATATCTTCCGCAGTCAACCCCATGCTCTTTGCAATTTTCATTGTCACAGCATCAGCTTCAACCGCATCAACCTCTGTCTGTTTCCCTGGCAGCTTACCAACAGGAACAACAACAGCAGCTTTTGTAATGAAAGTCTCAAACCCTTTCATATCTTTCCTGGCATAATCCTCAGCCCAGTCCTTCTGATCAGGAGTAAGCTTTCCATCAGTCAAAGCCTTGGCAACGACTTCATCAACATCACGATCAAGCAGCTTCTTTTCAAGAGCATCAAAATCAGCCTTACTGACAGTATTATTACTGTTCTGATTCAGCGCATGAATCGTAGCAACAACAGTCGACACATCATCACCATCTTTCAGATTAAGAGCCTCAATAACACCCTTGGCCACAACCTCAACTGTCTCAGGCCCCTTTGCCGCCTTTGCCACAATCTCATCCAGTGCCGCCTGTATTTCAGCATCCGTGGCATTCGCCGAAAGACCCAGTTTTGCAATCAGTTTTTCACGATCCATAACGTCTCCTTTATTCTTTGCCGGTCTCCCGGTCAGTTTTGCAGCTATCGGCTGCAGGTTTCTTGTTTTCGGGCTGTTCGTCAGCGCAACGCTGTATAGCTCCACAACCCGCCTGTCAGACTTACGGACATCAAAGACCGGAGAAAAATACCGGTACTCTTTCCGGGCAATGTACCCGGCAGCCTCTTCAGTCCATTCCACATTTGCCCAGATCCCGGTATCCTCATATTTCAGAGCCTTGATCCATCCGGCCGCAGGTGCCTTCACCCCTTCAAGCGTCTGATGTTCATAATCAAAAACAAGCTCATTCCCGTATTTCTCAATTCCGGCAGACACGAGGTCAAAAGCATCACGGTCGACAATGAATTGTTCACCGCCATCAAGCTCAACAGTCCCGGCCTTAAAAAGCAGAACCCAATCCGGAACCTTGCCGGTGTCATCGTCATCCAGTTTGGCCACCAGACAGACAACCTCTTCAGTTTCCGCTTTGGCCACCAACCGGATAAGGTCATCAGACATCCCACAACCCATCCCGCCACCCACTATCAAAACACACCCTTTATCCATTGCCGTTTCTCCTTATTTTTTTCCGGCCATCAATCGGCCAAAAGATAATCTTCCAGGCTGGCCACAATTTCCGGCCAGTCCTCATCCTGAATCATCATGTATGGTCTGGCCGGTATTTTAACCTTCCGGCCACGACCGGCCATCCCGCCAAAATGATGAATGGCCGCATAGACTTTGTCCGTTCCGACCAGAACAGAATCGGCCGAAATCTCTTCATGGATGCTCCCCATCAGGCCAGCGGCAAACCCTTGTTCAATAAGCACCTTGCCGCCTTTCTTCGTCAGCAGCGTATTATCGGCCAACGCCTTCCAGGTCTCTGGCCGTCCGGCCACCTGAAAGTTTTCAACAACGGACGTCCGGATAATCTGGCCGATGATTTTCATGGCCGGTTCGGCATGGCCAACCCTGGCTAAAAAACGGCTAAGGACTTTTTTCAGCCCCTTATCATCCACTTTTATGTCAATGGCCGTTCCTGTCATGCAGCACCTTTAAACCCGTCAAGACCGACGTTATAATCCCAGCCCGGATCAATCCCGATCGGAACCTGATGAACATCACCGGTTCGCTTGTTTTCCCAATCCCGATACTCAATCACCGGAGCCTTCCTGTTCACCTTCACACCCTTATCAATCAACTTCTGAATCTCTCGTTCGGACACGCCGACCGTTCCACACTGTCAACCCCAGCCATTCGGCGGATAATGGGTTTTCCACCATGGATGATCAGCCGGAAGAACAATATCAGCAAAGTTTAAATGCGCCTGTCGTGGGTTCCTTGAACTACTTCGGATATAACGCAGATATGGCCGGACTTTCAGAACGTCCGGATCAGTCATCCGCTTCCAGTGGCCACGCTGATAAGCCACCGTTAAATTCGTGTTAAAGATAATCGAAGCCCGCCATGCAGCCCCGCCTTTATATGCCCAGCCGTGTTTATTGACGATCCCGGCAAAATCCTTTTTGAATTCCTGAACCGTTGTCCCTTCAGCAATCCCTTTCTCAACAGCCGTTCGAAGATCAATCAGCAGCTCATCCTCGATCGCACCGGCCACACTAAAAGCCTGACTATGCATTTCACGCCAAAGGACATCCCACGCCTCAGTACTGATATTCATTTTCTGACGAAAGAATGCGATCGCTTCGCTATTGGGCAAATTCATATAAAGGGCTGATTTACTCATCAGGCATCAAACCTCCCGGCCAGAGCCGCAACCGTCATTGCACGGGCAATAAACGCACCCAAAGCAGAAGAATCCAGATTCTTCCCTGCATAATCTAAAATACCCAGATACTCCTCAAGGGAATCAACCTCATCCAGTAATTGCTCAAGAGGCTCAATCAAAGCGTCCATATCGGCCGTATTAAGCGTTTTTTCACCAATCTTTATCAAAGTATCGCCCGGAGCCGGATCAAGGTCTATTCCGGTCCATTTTGCGATAATCCGCTGACTCTTTGCTGCAACCGGCTCTCCTTCTGTGTCTATCCCCGCAACCGGAGCACCGCCCACAGTCGTTTCACCCTCTTCAGGCTTCGGAATCCTCAACTCTTTACGATAAAAATCTTCCCCAATCTCTGTTCTGTTCAAAATTATTTCATACGTTTCTGCCTTGGTTTTAAGATCCTCTTCTTCTTCAAAAACCGCCTCAACCTTTGGCAATGCTGTATCAAATCCGAAGTTAAACCCGACAATAGGCTTAAGCACCTGGCTCCGAAGTGTCGCAGCCATAGCCCGGCCGTCAGCCCGAAGCAGATCCAGCCGGACACCATCATGAACCTTACCCAAAGCATAAGACCCGGATTTCCCCGGCTCAGCAGATAACGTCTGGCCAAGAATAGCCTTGCTCATTTCGCCATTGCAGAATTTTGCAAGCAGCTCCCATAAATCCCCTTTAGCCGTCCCGGAATTCTGGATAAATTCAATCTCAGTCGACTTTGAAATAATCCCGGCCGCATCCGATCCGATCGACATCAACGCCTGGTGAAGAGCTGCCTTATCATCCTTACTCGCACCCGGATCATACTTGCCTAAACGCAACGGCATCCCGAAAACCTCACAGAAAATCAGCCAGTCTTTAATCGCGTAATTCTTAAACAGAAACATCCACGCACAAACCCTGAAAATTCCGCTCCGTGTCGGGTGTCCGGATTTCCCGCCATATTGATGAAAAAGAACCTTCCACGGCGGGATCTCCATCCCCATCATCTCTTCATCCGTGATCAGCTTTGGTGTCTTGCTTAGAATGTTATTTTCATCCGTAAAGACGAACCGCTTCTGCTCAATAAAATCAAAATGAGTCGGAATCGATTGACCCTCAGAATAATCCCAGTCCATTTCAAAAGCAGAATACCCTTTTCCAACTGCATCCTGCATACCGATCAGCACATCAGCCCAGTCAGAAACGTTTTCCATCCACTCGGAACAGAATTCAGCAACCCGTAAATCCCGGGCATCCTCAGACGCCGGAGTAATCTGGAAATCAACATCCAGAATCACGTTCTTTCGTTTTGCATGTTCAGCCAGAATATGAGCGTCCTTTTCTTCAATCTGATCAAACAGCTCTGCCTGCTGCCGGATCTCACCCGCATCAGCCTGGCGGAAAATTGCAGCCAGTCTTTCAGGAGTCAGACCGGCTGCAATATACTCCCGGTAACTGTCAGTTACGGGAGCCGCCGCAAGAACACGACTTTCAACAGGAGGCTTTTTAGTTGGTGGAACAGGGCGGCCAAACTGGTCATATATTGTTATTTGCTGAGCCATTTACCATGCTCCTTTTTTCGAAAATCTTGATTTTGTAACACTCTCATAATGAATCTCACCACTCCCGGCCAGTTCCCTTGCCGCATACAAAGCCAGGCAATGAGCAATCGCACTGTCACCATGACGGCCTAAACCATCACGGCCCTTTGATCTGCCGGTATCCGGCACCTTGGCAACGCCTTTAATCATCTTAACGGCCCGGTGATCATCCATCGTATCGCCGTCTTTCGGCACATAGGTTTCTTTGTCTTCAAAAGCCTGTTTCATTCTCGGCATATTGTCCCGGTACCAGGACTCGGAAAGCATCACTTCAAAGATCCGGCTGGCACCGTATTTCTGTCTGGCAACTTCAGCCAGATACTGGCCGTTTCCCCTGGCATCCAAAGCCCCGCCACGGAATCGCTTAAGACGGTCGCACATATAGAAAAGAACCTGCTTCTGCTGTTCAAAAGGCACGTTCCGAAGCTCAATAATAAAAGGTGGTTTATGTTTTAAACCAGGTTGTTCCTGGATAGGCCATTGAACGGCAAGGTCTCCGTTTCTAGCAAAATCTTCACCAAAATAAGACGGGAAGTTTTCCGGCATTGCCTCAAGATACTGCAGAAGGTTTTCGTTGCACCACTCATCTGTCTCCGCTATTCTTATATGCTCCGGATAATCAACAAACTCTGGACTACAGGTATAGTTTAAAATTGGAATATCATCAGCCTGACAGGACTCAATCAGAGCCGTTGGCAAATATGTACCAGTACCTTTGGACGGTATGCAGAACAGCTCTTCATCAGCATTGTCAGAACCATAAAAATCAATCAGTAGCTTGCGCCATTCATCCTGGCCTTTCTGGCTCCATTTAAGACCACGCCTTAAACAGATCCGTTGATAGAGGCCTTCCTCAAGCGCATCATCCAGCGTTACCCGGTGTTTACTGTAAGGCTTCTTACCTGCCAGGATAGCTTTAATAATCTCATTAAACTCATTCTCATCACCATCATGAGTCGAAATAATAACAACCCGGCCACCCCACATTAAAAGGGCAATAGCCGCCTTGATAAGCTCTTTCAAATTGTCATGAAAAGCCGCCTCATCAATGATGACTTTCCCCTGTTTTCCACGAAGGTTTGAAGGCCGTGAACTTAAAGCAACAATCTTATGTCCCGATGCATACCGAATCCTGAACGCCTGAATATCTTTATCCTCAGAATCCTGAAAAACGAACTCCTCAACCTCAGCTGCCGCATGGGCATAATGCCGTGACCAGTCCGCGCAATCCTCAATAAACTCAAGGGCCATGTCTTTGTTGTAACCGATATACCAGCAATCCATTCCGTTCTCTGATGCTGCTAAAAGAGAAGAATCAGCCGCCTCACACCAGGTAATACCAATCCTCCTGGATTTTTCGATAACCTTGACATCAGAAAGATCCGCACACCATCGTTGCTGATAAGGCAACAAAGCCATCGGTGTTCGTTTTGATCGATCTTCTAAGATGCGTTTGGCCATTAACCAATCCCCAGAATTTTCTTTCTAATTTCATCAGCTGCTTCATCTGAAAGCCCTTTGTTTTTGGCCTTCTTATCTTCCGGATTATATTTCACCTTCATGCCATCCAGCAGCTCAAGTGCCTGCTTCATATCTTTTATCGATTTCAGATCAAGATCATCTCCGCTGATCAGCATCCCGATCTTTCTTTCAACAGCATTTTGCAAAGCATCAACAGCCTCACCAGGCGTTTCAAATTCAAAGCTTTCCACACGCTCCGGAAGCTCGTTTTTTGCTCTGTTTTCCGCAGCTTTCAACGCAATCTTTTCGAACTGAGCCGCCGCAAAAGTCTGTTGTGGATCATAACCGGCAATCGCTTTTTCAATCAGCCCCAAACGGAGCTTGACTGTGTTCTGCTTAATCGCCGAAAGGCTCTCAAGCATTTCCTTTTTTTCTTCTTTCCAGTTCCCCTCAGCCCCCCACCGCTTAAGCTGAGAAACAGAAACACCGGTTCGCCTTGATACTTCAGCGTAAGTGCAATTGCCGGTGATATATAAATCCTCTGCAGCTATTCGTTTTTCCCAGGGGATCTCAGTCGGCATCTTAATTCCGTCCTAATGCTTTATTGATGGCTTTAATCTCTGCATTCACTTCGATCAATTCGATCTGTAAAGCCCGGATCTCAAATGCCTCTTCTGCAACCAGATCCAGCTTCAAATTTTCAACCGGCTCAAACGGATCCAGATTGCCCCGGATAGAATCCCGGAACCCTTCAATCCTCAGCTCAAGTTTTGCTGCCTTTTCCTTATCCTGAGCCAGACGGCCCTGATTTCTTAAGTACTCGCTCATTTCCCCTCCGGCCCTTGCTTTCTCACGATAGGGCAGAACATATTGTTTTTGATGGATTCAACTAACTGGGTTTGCACCTGGGTGTTTAAGTGGATGATATTAGCCAGCGAATTTGCAAGCTTTTCGTAATTATCTACAAGCTCAACATTCCGCTCATAAAACGTGCTGACCTTGGCAACATCATCCTTATATTCCTTCAGTATTGCAGCGACTCTGTCTTTTTCTTCTTCACGATGATCATCCATCTTCTCAATCAGCTTTGCCTGGTTCTGAGTCATCACAAACCAGAAGACAACAAAGAGCCCAGGCAATCCCAAAACATTAACGATGAGCATCAACTGTGGAATCGATATCCCTGCTAATACTGAAGACATAGACTATTCCCCCGAACCCATTTTAAAGATTCGTGAAAGAGGTGGAAGCACAGCTTTCTGCTTCACAACAGCTTGTTCAATCTTCGCCTCAACAAACCGGGTCAGATCATTCACACCGTCCGTTGCAAGTTTCATAATATCTCCCGGCACCTGGTCAAAGATCGTCTGAACAGCAACCGCTTTCAGCTCCTGTGCATCCTTTGACGTAAGCCTACCGTCAGCACTCTTTTCTCTCAGCTCCTTAGCAATAGTCTGTGAGATACTTGCAACAGTTGTCTCAGCTGTATGCGTTATCCTGGTTAACGCTGAATCAATCAGCTCATTCTTAATCCGTCTCAAAATCGCCTTAAGTATTGAAAACATATTCCTCTCCCGTTGTTATGATTACCCCGCAATCCTGCAGGTCTCGTATCGTTCCCACGGTCCCCGTGGTAATGCATTTAAAATCTGAGTTGTGTGTTCGGATGAACCTGTAAATGGAAATGAGCCCCACGGCCCACATCATGAAAGATGCAGCACTTTAATTCAGGCCGCTGCGGATCATAAATCCAGTGCTCGTTAATCTCATCAGCGATCGCTTTAGGATCGTCATAAATCCACGATCGTAAATCCCAGCCCCGGACTGGATTCGATGTATGAACGCCGCCCTTTGATCGTGCTTCATAAGCGCAGGTAAGCACATTGCCTTGATGACGTTCTTCAAGCCAGCAGAATAGTCTTATAAGTGTTGGATGATTTGGCCGTGCAAGCAGCCCTTTGTAAACGGAAATATCTTTAACATGGATCATTCTCTGCCTCCTGAAAACAGATGATGACAATGCCGCCCCGGATCTCAAAGAACCGGAACGACAATGGCAACAAACAAAACCCTTAGTCTGTTTTCAGAATGCAGTAATTTTTATGATTTAAATATTAAGATGTCTGTGAAAGATGTTTGAAGAATATAGCGTAAATTTACTGTAGCAGATTAATAAAGAAACATTTATATAAGAAACGGCTTAATTAAACAAATCTTCGATTTTTGAGCAATCTTCATTTTCATTAATTATGGTTATAATTTTAATAAATATTTTTGTTATTCTTTGATGTATATGCATAAATTCATCAGGGTATTTATTATAATAATAGCTAAACTCAATTACTATTGATTCATTTTCTGAGTTAAACGTGCACCCTAAAAGAGAATTTACATCATCAATAAAGTGATAAGTCAGCTTATTTTTGTCAACAATTTTTTCAATATTATTTTCTTTTAACCAAAGTTCTTGAGTTAATGATATCATCAAGGCCTGACACACTCCAATTTCATCTAAAATGGGATTAGAAAGCCCAACATAATCCCCTAATAGCCCCAATGACATAGCATTGTAACGAAGTTCATTATCTTTACCTGATTTACCAATCAGCCCAAATGAATTACTACTAATCACTTTGATGAAATTATTAACTATCGTTAAAGGTTTGCTATTTGGATTAAAAACAAAATTATTTTTATTAAATATTTTAATAACAAAGAGTTTAATATATCTATATTGATCCATCACATATAAAAAACTGAGCTCTTGTGAAAACTTTCTTATCTCATTTGGGTTTGCAGTCAATCCTTCATAAAACTTCTCAATCAAAGGTGTGCTTAATGAAAATATATAGTGCGCTGAAAAAAATTCCTGAATTGTTTTGTGAATAAATCTATAATTAAAACCTTCAATAATTATTAAGTTTGTTATTGATATTATATCATACAAAAAATCATCATTATTAAAATCACTTTTCAAATGTGACTTTGTCTTATTTAGGTAATTTTGTACTTCATCTTCTGTATATTCAATAAGTTTATTATTTTTAGAAAACAAACAAAAGGCACCAAAAATCATTTTATACTTACTCGCATCATAATCACACTTTCTTGGCCTTACATAACCTACTTTATTCCCATCATGTCGACTTAATAGAGTTGTAAACAGGTTATTATAAAAATCTGATATTTCTTCAGGTAACTCATTGCTCAATTTATAAGTAACGATGAGAATTGTAACCATTAATGGAGTTAATAACAATTTCCTGTAATTTGGCTTTTCGTCAATTTTTTTTATTAATAATTTTGAAATTTCACAATAATTTGCAGCATCTTCAAGTTTATATATTACTTCCTTATATTCATCTTCTTTTAAATTATTAAGTTTAGCTACATCAAACAAAGCAGAGTTTAATATTGCACTATTTGGTCGCGATGAAATAATTATATTTATACCAGGTTTTGTATTAATTAAGAATTCAATTTCATTAATAACGTCTTGAACTAATTCAGGGGCAACCTCATCAAATCCATCCAATAGGAGTAAAAGCTGTTTTGAGTTGGATAGATCATTTATTAAATCATCATCTATTTCTATTTCGAAACTTTGAAAGGTATAATAAATTAATTTCGAAATTGTATACTCTTTAGTAATTTTTCTCATTTCAATAAAAACGGGAATTCTTTCACAATGTATTAATTCTCTTTGGCATAAGTAGCGCATCAACATCGATTTACCTTGGCCTGCTATCCCTTGAATCAACAAATGATTACTGCCCAATTTTAAATCAGAAACGTCTTCTATTTTAATATCTTTTCCTTTATATGAAATTGTTGGAACCCAAAAAAAAGACATTAAGTCAACATTTTTGTCCATCTGCCAAAGGGTTCTAACTGTTCTATAGCTTACTAAATGTAAATATAATTTCGATATTTTCTGAGTATTCTGCCAGGAAGAGTAATTTTTCTTCATTTTTTTTGTTATGTTTTTAGTTAATGTAAGAAATAGTTTTGCTCCAGCTGTAGCACCATATTTTTTTAATAAAGCCGTAGTACTTATAGGTTCAGGCATTTCCATCTCCACTTTATTAGAATAGTTCTATTTGTATAGCCTTAGGTGAAATCACCAACCGCTTTTCACGAACTATTGCACGAACATGCGATTCAGACAAGTTAAATTTTTTAGCCAATTCAGTAAAAACATACCCAGATTTACTCTCTTTATATTCCTTAAAAATCTGCCTCTTCTTTGCCTCAAGCTCACAGCTCTCCAGCTTCGGAATATAAACCGTCAACCCACCACACAACCGAACCAGCTCAAGCATATTGCCAAGACCAATGGCCTCGGCAATATCCCGAATACTCTCCGGTAGATCCTCAAGTTGAATATCGTATTTATCTGACACCGCTTTCCTCCTGAAATTCGTGTCCATTCGCGTCATTCGTGGCTAAATATTCTTTACGCAACCCGAAGCTTAGGCTTCCCCTGAACATACTTAACAATCGCCCGTATCGCCTTATCAGGAATACTCCTTTGATCCTTCAGCCATTCCTGAACAGTCTTTTCCTGTTTCTTCCCTGTGATCCTCATCAAATCAGCAACCGTAAAATTGTACTGACCAACAATATCCATCAACATCACATGATTCTTCGTAGGGGCACGGCGTGCCGTGCCCTTGACCTCAGCAGCAATCGGCAATTCTTCCGGATCAACAACAACCTCCGGCTCTACTTCCGGCTCATCATCAACAGAATCCCAAACAGCCGACACAGCCACCGCAAGCCCAACACTCAAAGGCTCAAGAACCCCAACCAACACAAGAATAAAAAACAACGCCACTTTCCGACCATCCAGATTGAAAATCTCAGCAACAGCGAAAACCGGCCCGGCAGCTCCCGTCTCACCCTTCAACCGCCCGGCCAGTTCAGCCCGCTTTCTCACAATCTCAAGAAGCCTTGCCTGCTTATCACCATACCCAGCCGCCTTCCGCTCATTAATCCGTCTTGAAACAAACCCTTCAGGCAACTGGGCCAATGTCTCATCTATCACGCGAACCTGGTCCGCAAGCAGATCCGCTTCAACCCTTAGCGCATGATCAGCCGCAATTAACGTCTCAGTCCCTGAAGCAACAACCCTATGGTTCAGACTCAGATACCCCAAAACCTCACAGGTCGTTATCATCAAAAGAACCCCAGCCACACCGATATACATCATTCTTGTGGCAATAAACATTTCGCCCCAGTTCCGATGCAGATAAACAACAACCAGTATTTTCCCCAGCTCCATCCCCACACCCAGAACAATAATCAAAGGCAGGTTTGCAGAAAACACCGCAACCAGACCCGAAACCGACATATAAGACGTTGCCCCGAATACCATCAGCAACGCTGCAGTTATTAAATATCTAAACATAAAACCTCCCTACCACTCGATTAAAAGCCCGTTAAAAGGCAGTCCGTGAGTCTTATCAAAGAAATTCAAAAAGCCCTCAACATCATCAAAACCATCATTTTCAGCAAGGTTCTTCACTACATATTCCGCAATCGGATTGCCCGATATCAACACATCCCCATGCTCTGTAATCTTCAACGACGTTGTATCCCGGCAGACATAGACCCCCAACAGCCTGCAAGCCTTTGACCTCATCCCGGTATAATGATAAAGCGTCCGACCCGGCGTCGGATCACGGCCATCCTTCCGGAAAGCCCTGATCGTCTGCCGCTTCTTGCCACTCTCAACATCATCCGCAAATTGCTTCAGAAAATTAAGCGCTGGCATCTGCAGCCCCCTCAATAAGTTCTGTAAGTACTCCCTTTTCGTTAAGCAGTCTTAAGTTTCCAATATGGATTTGTTTTTTATGGCCGTTCCGGTGCTTAACTATTGCTATGTCATTATCAATTTCAACAATTGCCCCCTCTCTCTGACTCATACGATAGCCTTTACCTACTTTCCGGGTAACCACCCATTTAACCTGATCGCCTGACTTCATATTCCCTCCTGAATTCGTGTCCAATTAGTGGCAAAAAATTAACAACGTGCAATATCCAGCGACACAGCTTCCCAGTCACCCTTCTCATTCTTTTTCTTAAAGCTGATATACCGCTTTGACCCGATAACCTTTGTGCTGTCAC